CCGTGTCCAGCCACCGATCCCGCCAGCGAGCCAAGGCCCGCGCCTTAGAGTCCCAGCACGCCGCGCAGATGCACATGCATCGCGCCACGGGCACGTCCTCGCGGCCGGCGGATGTGCTGAACTACCTCGGCGTCGAGGCCGCGCGGTGGACGCCGAACCGCGGGCAGATGAACTTCGCGCCGCTCGATCCAGGTGCGGTGCTCACGGGTGGCAATCGCAAAACCGTCCTGCGCAAGTCGCGCTGGCTTTGCTACAATGACGGCTATGCGCGTTTTCTGGTGAACGGTCTCGCGAACCTCATCGGCTACTACACACTGCAGCCTGCGACGAAAGACAAAGCCTGGAACAAAATCGCCGACCGGCACTGGAAAAACCGCATCAAGTCGCCCGCCGTGTTCGACGCGGCGCGCAAACTGAACCATGCACGCTGGCAGATCGCGCTTTCCCGTGCTGCGCTGCGTGATGGCGATGTCCTCACGGCTCTCTCCTATGCGCAAAGCGGGGCAGGGCAGGTGCTGCTCTACGGATCGCATCAAATCGACAGCGGTTCACGCGAGGAAAAAGAAGGTTTCCACGATGGCGTCTATTACGACCAGTTTCGTGCGCACACCGGCTACAACCTCGTCTCGAAGTTCGACGGCAGCGAAAAAGGCACCACCATTCGTGCCTCTGATGCCATCTACTATGGCGATTTTCAGGACAGCGCCGAGGTGCGGCCGATGCCGCGCCTCACGCATGCGATCAATGACTTGCACGACATCATCGAGATAGACCTGGACTCCAAACTCGGCATCAAACGTCGCCAGTTCGTCGGCATCTACCGCAAACGCCAGAAGGCCAACTCGCAACCGTTCGGCCTCGGCGTCTATCAGGCCCCGCACGTCGAGACCGGCAGCAGCGTCACCAGCACGAACGCCGACGGCAGCACCGCGGCGCAGCAAAATCTCGTCTCCGTCGAGGCCGTGACCGAGCGCACCGGCCTCGGCTCGCTGGAGGAGGGCGAGGACTTCGGCGTCGTCGAGTCCGATCAACCGGGCCCGAACGAGCGCGAGTTCAACAAGAGCTTGCTCTCGAAAATCAGCCTCGGCATCGGCCTGCCGCCGTCCGTCACCTTCTCCATCCTCGGTGCCGGTGGCCCCGAGGTGCGTTTCCACATGGCACAACTTCAGCGGTGGATTCAGATCGAGCTGCTGAATTTGCTCACTGCCGTCCAGGCGCACTATTTCTGGGTGATGGGGACGGACATGGCCCGCGGCGCGCTGCCTTTCCCGGATGATCCCGAGTGGTGGACGCACATCGCCATCCCATGCAGCGACCTCACCATCGATCGCGGCCGTGAACTCAGCGGAAAAATCGCCGCGCTCAAAGTCGGCGCGCTCACCCATGCGGATCTCTACGCCGAGGCCGGGAACGACTGGGAAGAACGCATCGAGCTGCAGGCCGAAATCATCGCCCACGCCGCCGCCGTCGCCGCGCAAAAAGGCCTCACCGGCGGACTCGCCGATCTCATGCCTGATTGGTCCACCAAGGCCGCGCCCGCCACGGCGGCGATGCCTTGACGCTTTTTTGACATGCGCGCCCGTGCATGTCCCACGCTCCACGTTCTTGGTATGCCATCCGCGCCGCTGCATCCGACTCCGCGCCCGTCGAGGTCTCGATCCATGACGAGATCGGAGCCTGGGGCATCTCGGCGAAGCAGTTCCTCGGCGAACTCGCCAGCATCCCGGCTGCACGTGCGATCTCTCTCTCCCTCCACTCTCCCGGTGGTGAGGTTTTCGACGGTCTTGCCATTTACAACGCGCTCAAGTCCCGCGGCAATGTCGATGTGACCATCGCAGGCCTCGCGGCCTCCATGGCCTCCGTGATCGCCATGGCTGGCCGCACGGTCACCATGCCGCGCAATGCGTATTTGATGATCCACAACCCATCCGGCGTCGCCATTGGCGACAGCGCCGACATGCGCGAGCTGGCCGATCTGCTCGACAAGCTCAAAGGCTCGCTCGTCTCCGCCTACACCGAACGCACCGGCATCGACCCCGAGGAGATCGAGGAAATGATGGACGCCGAGACCTGGCTCACCGGCGAGGAAGCCGCCGCGAAGGGTTTTGTGGACAGCGTCAGCGACACACTCGCCCTCGCCGCCTCCGCATCCTTTGGCTCCCGCTTCGCGCATGCGCCGCGTGCGCTGTTTGACACGCCACCGCCTGTCATGGAAACGCAAAATCCAGAAACCCCCGTCGCCGCGACTGAAGACTCCACCGAGACCACCGTGGAAGTCACGACGACAGAATCCACAACGGGAACGACCACCACGGTCGAAACCAGCACCGAAACGCCCGACCTTGCGGAAGAAACCGCCGATCCCGAAGCAAGCATGAACGATGCCGCTCTGGCCGTCGCCGCTGCGGGCGTGCTGAAAAAGGCCCGCGCCACCCGTGCGCAGGTCGAAGCCCTCACCGCCGAGCGCGACGCCGCGCTCGCCAAAATTTCCGAACTCGAAGCCGCCAACACCACGCTCCGGTCCTCCGTTGAGCTGGTCGCACAACTGCGCGCCGAGATCGCGAAGCTCGAAGCCGATGACAAGACGCTCGCCGCACGCGCCGCCGAGATCGCCGCTAGCCACGGGCTCCGCCCGGATGCGCTCGGCGCGCTCCCCGCGCCCGTCGGAGAAGCGCCATCGCTGCTCGATCAATTCAATGCGCTGAACGGCGCTGAAAAGCGCGCCTTCTACCTCAAAAACGAGGAGCAGCTCAAACGTGAAATCTACAAGAAATAAACTCATCCACCAACGACCATGACTCTGAACTTTAATGACGGCATCTACGCGCAGGACGTGCTGAACGCCTTCGTCGCGACTCTGGCGCCCTTGCGCGCTTTCTCCCGTGATCTCTCCGGTGCCACCGCTGCCGTCGGGAACGCGGTCTACGTGCCTCGCATCGACGCCGTGACGGCCACGACCTTCAACCAGTCCTACACGGGCACGGGTGGCACGGTCAACACCATCACCGTCAGCCTGGACAAGCACCGCATCCAGACCATCGACCTCACGGACGTGCAGCAGCTCAACAGCTCTGCCGCGAAGATCGAAAACTTCGCCCGTCAGCAGGGGCAGGCGCTCGCCAAGATCGTCCTGCAGGACATCTGGTCGGTCATCACCACGACGAATTTCGGCGCGGCCGTGGTGACCACCGCCGCCTCCAACTGGAGCAAGACGCAGGTGCGCGCGCTGCGCAAGCAGCTCTCGCAGTCCAATGTGGATCTCTCACAGGTCTCGCTCGTGCTCGACACCGAGACGCACGACGCCCTGCTCGGCGACTCCACCATCAACCAGGCTTACGCTTATGGCGGTGCCGAGGCGATTCGCGAGGGCCGCATCCCGCGTCTCATGGGCTTCAATGTCTATGAGTCGAACGTCATCCCGCTCAACTCGATCAGCCTCACGGCTTTTGCGTGCCACCCGGATGCGATCGCGGTCGCCATGCGCAACATCAACACCGTCGTTCCTGACGGCGTCTATCAGGGACTCGAAACCCTGACCGATCGCGCCAGCGGCATCTCGATGGGCTACCGTCGCTACTACGACGGCGGCACGGGCAAGGTGTATGCCAGCGTCGAATGCCTCTTTGGCTACGCCGCCGGTCTCACTCCCGGCCTGAAGATCGCCACGGTGCCTTAATCGACACCTTCACTCACGGACTGGCAGTCATGGTGCGGCTGCCAGTCCCTTCACTCTGGGAGCAATCCCGCCCGCGTTCGGAGCACCACCGGCGCGGGTTTTTTATTTTAGCAACTCGCCCAAGATCATGAAATTATCGCTTTGCTTCATCGCTGGAAATGTCGAACGCTACATCGAGCGTTTCATACGGTCCTTTGCTCCTTTGGTCGATGAAGTCGTGATGGTCCGCGCCGTGGGTTTCCAGCAGGCCGATCATACATTGGAAATTGCCACCGGCGTTTGTGACGCGCTGGGCCTGCCCTTCATCTCGCGCGAATATCGCAACTCGGCCGCGCATGCGGAGTGGCCGCATGTGGACGACTTCGCCGCCGCACGGAATGAGTCATTCGCCGCCGCCTCGCATGAGTGGGTCGTGTGGGCGGACACGGACGACATCATCGACGACGCCAGCATCGCCACCATCAAGAGCGCCATCCAAAAAACGCCGGATACCGTCGTGGCCTATGCGCTGCACTACAACGTGCCCGAGGACGGGCTCAGCGTGTGGAAAGAGCGCATCATCCGGCGCGGCTCGGCTCGCTGGATTTATCCGATCCATGAGGCCCTGGAGTTTGGAGACGATGCGCAGAAAAAGATCGTGCGCATCCCCGGTGCCACGTTTGAGCACCGGCCTGATGTGCGCGCCGGTCGTGTGGCCAATGACGAGCGCAACGCGCGCATTCTGGATTCCATTCCGGCGGACCAGCGCACCACGGGACAGGCGTTTCATTTGTTCCAGTCGTGGCGCGCCTTGGGGCGCATGGCAGATGCCGCGCGTCTGGCGGTGGAGACCCTGACCCAGCGGTCGAACGAGCTGAAGCCGCCGGAAAAATACGAGATCATGATCGCGCTCGCGCAGATGAACCAGCAGCCGGAAGGCCGCGCGGATTTGCTGCTGCAGGCCATCGGTCTTTGTCCCGAGCGGCGGGAGGCTTACGGTGAGATGGCGCTCACAGAGATCGCGCTTGATCGTCCCGTGCAGATGCTGGCGTGGACGCGCGCCATGCTCGCGCTGCCGCGCCCCGAGGGCTATCTCTGGAATCAACGCGAGATGTATTACGGCTGGTGCGGTGTGAATCTGCACGCCATGGCACTGCGGGCGAACGGGGACAATGTCGGCGGTGATGTGCATGAGATCAATCACCTCAAACGTCACGGCGCGGCGATTTCACTGCTGCATGCCACGCGCGGCAGGCCGGAGCAGGCGGCCCGTGCGCGCACGCTTTGGCTGAAACGCGCCGCAGATCCTGACAGCATCGAGCACATCTTTGCCATGGATGCCGACGATGAAAAATCCGGCGCGCTCGTGCTCTACCGGCACGTGGTGCAGTTCCACCGCAGTGACAGCGTCGGCGCGTGGAATCTCGCCGCGGCGGCATCGCATGGGAAGATTCTCGTCCAGCTAAACGACGACTTCGATCCACCGGTGCATTGGGACCGCATGCTCATCGACGCGTTTGGTGGATGCAAAGACCCCGCTGTTCTGCGTGTGAGCGACGGCCACCGCACCGACGACCTCTTGTGCCTCGCTGTCATGAACCGCGCCCGCTACAAACAACAGGGCTATTTACTGCATCCGAAGTTCAAATCGGTGTTCTCGGACAACTATCATTCTTTTTGCGCCTTCCGCGACAACTGCATCATCGACGCGCGCCACATCGTCATTCATCACCACCACCCCTTCTTCAACAACGGCCAAGGCTGGGACGAAATCTACGCCGCCCACAACTCCCCCGAACGCTACGCCGAAGGTGCCGCCATCTACGAACAACTCACCGGCGAAAAAGTCCGCACCGTGCCCCCTAACTCATAACCCTTAACTCCTAACCCATAACCCCTAACCCTTCACCCCTACCCCTTCCCCCGTGCCCCACCTCTCCATCCTCACCCCGTCCGTCTGGACTCGTGCCGCGCAAACCAACGCGCTGCGGGAAAAGATCGAGGCGCAGATCGCCGAGCTGAATCTGCCCGGTGCCGTCGAGCACCTAGTGCTGCTGGACAATCGCTCGCGCTCCATCGGACTCAAGCGACAGTCCCTGCTCGATGCCGCCCGCGGCGAGTTCATCGCCTTCGTGGACGACGACGATGATGTGTCCGCCGATTACGTCGGCAGCCTCGTCACCGCCATCCTCACCGCACCGGAGGCCGATGTGATCACCTTCGAGCAATCCGCGCTTTACAACGGCAAACCCTTCACCGTCGTTTTTCAATCCGGTGCCAAGGACGAAAAGCTCATCCTCGACGGCCCCGATGATCAACGCATCACCCGTGGCGCGTGGCACGTCTGCGCCTGGCGACGCAGCAAGGTGAGGCACTGCCAGTTCCTCGACAGCAACTACGGCGAGGATTTCGCCTGGGTCGCGCAGGCCCGGCTGCATGCGCAGCGCGGTCATCACATCCCGCGCATCCTGCACACCTACCGGCACGACGCGCAAAACACGCTCGCGCCGGAGCCTTTGACACTTTGAACCGATCAAGCGCAGCGCATGCCCTTGCTGCGTGGTTCACCCGGCGCGGTCTTTTGGTTGGGGCCGCGCCGGGTTTCACAACCCATCACTCCTAACCCCTAACCCTTCACTCAAAGAGGTTCGGCTCATGAACGAAACCACCAAAGAACTCCTCGACGCCCTCGGCTTCGAGTCCCTCGGCGAAGACGCCGACCTGCGCGGATTCCAACAGTTCACGCTGAAGGACTTTCCCGACATCTGCGTCAGCATACCCGACCACGACACCGACGTCTGCCTCGCCTCCGCCATCTGGCACGCCGGAGCCGCCGCCGCCCGCGCCGAGATCCGCCGGCATCACACCGCCTTCGTGAACGCGCTGCGGTGAAGAGTGGGACCATGAGACAAGGAGACAATCAGGCCATGAGACCATCAGATTCTCCGCGTCTAACCACTAACCCTTCACCCCTAACGCATCACCCCCATGCGTCCCCTCTCCACCCTCACCTCACCGTCGTGCATGCAGGCGATCACTCCACCGGCATCGACTTTTACGACGGTCGCGAGCACCAGTGGCAGCTCTCGCACGCCCACGGCTCCCCCGTCGTCACCCTCTGGCCTCGCGACACACGCACCCGTGACCTCATCCTCACCCGCCCCGCCGCCGCCCGCCTCGCCTCCTACCTCAGTCACTTCCACCAGCACGCCATGCTCCCGCACGCCGCCAGCATGATCGAATACCACATCTAACTCATCACTCCTAACCCCTAACCCTTCACGCATTCCATGCGCTCCCTCTCCGCCGCCTCCTACGACCTCCTCCAACGCGCAGGCTTCTTCACCCTGCTCGTCAGCAACGACCAGCGCGACCGTTTCCACGCGGCGGTCATGTGGCGCATCGTTCATTCGGCCTCGCTGGACGTCGTCACTGCCATCACGCCCGAGGATCTCGCAAAGCAGGCCAAGGTGGACTTGTGGCACGTTTCCCCCTCCGACCTCGCCCCCGTCTTCACCGTGATCAATGAATCGCTCACCGCCGTGAACGCCGCCTTCGTCACCACTGACTCCGGCGATGTCCCTTTGGCCTAGACGACTCGGACGATCCGCCCTGGCTCGAGTCGCTCACATGGGCCGCCGTTCGCTGCGGGCATGACCCCGACGTTGTCTCGTGGTCATGGCCCTTCCTGCGACTCCTCCGCTTCATCCACGCCGACCTCCGCCGCAACGGCGTCAAATGCTACTTCACCAACCGCCCGCAAGTCAGCCTGGCCGATCTCAAAGCCAAGTCCGATAACCTGCTATCCGAACTCGACGACTACCTCTAAAACTCATCACTCATAACCCTTAACTCCTAACCCTCCCCTTTGACTCCCCTCCCTCCCTAGATGTCCGTCCAAGTCCAAATCGGTGCCGATGTCACGCAGTTCGACGCCGTCGTCGCCACACTCCCCGACAAAGTCGCGCGCTCGTCCCAGCAGATGACCCGCGCGAACGGCGGCCTCATGCGCAGCCTCGGCGGTGTCTCCATGCAGGTGCAGGACATCGCCGTGCAGCTCCAGATGGGCACAAGTGTGACCAGGGTGCTCGCTCAGCAGGGCTCGCAGCTTTTGTCCGCGTTTGGGGCCGGTGGCGCGATTGCGGGTGGTGTCATCGCTATTGGTGGCGCGTTTTTTACCATGGCTGAAAACGCCAAGAAGGCGTTTGCAGACGCGGAGGCCGCTGAAACGGCTTTTTTCACCAAACTCAACCGCGATCTTGTGGGCGCGGATGTTTCGAGTTTGGCTCAATCACTGGAAACAGTGGTGGATCGTCGTTCATCGAAGCAAATGGACCTCAACAAAGTCGCCGCTGGTGGCACTTTGACTGATGCTATCGCTCAAGTTTTCGGCGGTCCCTCATTAAGCGAGAGAATGCAACAAGCCGAAGAGCAGGCTTTTGCTGCTGCAGAAGCTCGCCAGCGCATTGAGTCGCAAATTGCAAGTGTTGCCATTCAAGAGATCCAAGTCAGCCGGATGCGCATTGCAGGGGAAAAGGAAAAAGCTGATGAAATGCAGCGGCAGCTAGACCTGGCTCGCGAACTTGCGCGCATTGGTGGTCTTAACATCTCGGATACAACGCGCGGTCTGCTCTCCACCGCCGCCATCGCCCGCAGCGAAGCGGGCAAACCCGTCGTCCCCACCGGCCCAAATCTCCTCGGCCGAGTCACCGGCTTTTTTGGCGCGGCGATGACCCAAATGGCCCCGACCATCGACGCCATCTCAAACCGTTTCAAAGAGCGCGCGCAACAGAGCCTCTCCCGCACGCAGGCCTTTGCCGGAGCCCTCGGCGGCCTGCGCGGCGACATGGACACCAGCACCGGCCGCAGCGCCTTCAATCCGCTGCGTGCCGACGGCAGCAAGCAGCTAAGCGAAATGGCCCGCCAGACCGCCGCCCTCCGCCGCGTCGCCCAAACCGGCGACAAACAAACCAGCCTCCTTCAGTCCATCGACGCCACCATCCGCCGCCTCAACCTCATCCCCAAATACTCATAACCCATCACCCCTAACCCATAACCCTTAACTCTTAACCTCTAACTCCCACCCATGCCCGCCACCCACCGCGGCACCGTCGCCACCCTCCAAGCTGAAGCCACGACCTCAATCTCCCGCGAGACCATCTCGCACATTGAGACCGTGACGATGAAGCGCGAGGATGCGCAGGATCGCGGCAATCTGCGCCTGCTCGGCGAGTTCAAGACCGTCAACGACATCACCACGACCCTCTCGAACATCGAGATCCGCTACCTGCCCGGCGAGCTCGCCGAGGTGCAATACACCTACAGCGGCGGCACCGACAACACCCAAGTCAACCCCGGCGACCTCACCGGCGCCGTCGGCATCGGCGGCAGCAGTGAAAGCTGGGAGCTGGACGTGAAGCTGCGTCCTGTTTCCATCCTGCGTCATCAAAAATACAGCGGTCTTTCGCAGTCGGACAAACGCGTCCTTTCAGCCATGCTGCAGTTCGGACTCATCGACACCGAGGGCAACGAAACGCGCCGTTTTCTTTCGTCATCGCCCCTCGCCTCACAATGCGCCGACTTCATCGAGTCCGGCGTGATCTCGGTGGAATATCCCATCTTCAGCGTGCGCCGCGCCCGCTACAACACCAGCGACAACCCTCCGACCAACGTCGGCCGCATCGACGCCCCAGGCGCACCTGCGCCTTCACTACCTGCGGGTGAAAACTGGCTCCTTGTCGGCGCACGCGGCAAATACGCCGGCAACAAATGGGTCGAGCTCATGACCGAGTGGGAAAGCAGCGGTGGCCGCGCCCCCTGGGAACCCACCCTCTATTCCTAACTCATCACCCCCTAACCCCTCAATGTCCCTCTCCTCCCCTCTCCCCCGACCGCGCTCCGGCGAGACCATCGCCGCGGCGCACATCACCGCGCTGTCGGAGGCGATCCGGGACCGCACGCCGATCTCCTCGCCATCCATCCGCGTCGTGCCGCGCACGGGCGGATTCGCGCTGGAGACGATCACCAAGGGCGGCGGCATGGGCGGCACCTTTCGCGGGAACTGGTCCCCGAGCGCGGGTGATGACAACACCGTCGTCGTCAGCGGCGGCACCATTTACGACAGCCTCGGCGCGCATGTCGTGCCCGAGGCCACGCTGAACGCGCCGAACGACACGCTCTACTACATCTACCTTCAGGTCAACTTCACCGCGTCCACCGTGGACGGCTACGTCGTCGGCGGCAGCATCAGTAGCGGGGTGATCAACATCAACACCACCGGCTGCCCCGTGAACACGAACACCGCCGCCTACATCCTCCTCGCCACCTGGAATGGCGACGGCGGCGGCCTCGAAGAGCGTTACGCGTGGTTTCCGTTCAGTTTCCAGTTCAATCAAAAGGACGCCACGGCAGGCGATGTCGCTGCTAATTTTTGGATCTCGTAAGCCATGACGGTCCCTGCTCCGGTCAACTATCGCGACGCCACGGTGATCCCGCCGCCGGAGCAGACGAACGGGGCTTTGCAACAAGTCGCGCCGTATTATCGCGCAGGCGTGTTGGAGGATGCCGCGGGAGACGTCGGCGATGGTGTGCAGATCGGCCTTGTGCCGGAAAAGGGCGCGCCCCAGGCCGCCCTCCCCGGCGGCACCGCCATCACGGGCCCGAACACCTTCGACATCTATCTCAAAGTCGTGCCCGTGCCGGTGCGCATCATCGCCACGTTTGACGACGGACTCGGCGGCACCCCTTACGATGAAGACTACGAGATGGGACCCAGCACCATGCATCTTGCCATTGACGTCGCGGTCGATGAGGTGCTCCGCGGCATCGCCGCCGAGCGGCTCTTCTGGCCTTATTGACACGCGCTCCCCCGCGTGGAATACGACGTTTATGTCAACACGACCACGAAGGTCGCCCTCGCCTCCGCCACCGGCGTCGCCGTGCCGGTCATCACACCGCGCCTCCAGACGCACCTGCGCCTGCGCGTTTACTTCTTCGCACCCGGTGACGATCCCGCGCTTCTGAGCGGCTCGCCGACTTTCCGCGTCGCGCTCAAGGACAAATACGAGCCCAGCGGCTCCGTCCTCGCCCTCCTCTCCGCCGCCACCGCCACCGGTGCGGACTACTACGAGTTCGAGTGGGCCAGCGTGGACTCCACCGCCCTGCGCACCCTGCTCGACGACAACGACAGCGTCGAGGCCGCTCTGGAGATCGAGTGGACGATCAGCGCCACCGTCGAGCGCGTCACCATCCCCGTCACCATTGAAAACGCCTGGCTGCGCACCGCCGACGCCGCGCCCGACTTTCAACCCTTCGCCGCCTCCATCACCGCCAGCGGCTACCTCCGCCTCGTGAACACCTCCGGCACCGTTTTCCACATCGGCCTCAACACCGGCGAACCTCCCGCCTAACCTCTCACTCATAACTCATCACACTTAACTCTTAACCCTTCACCACTAACCTCATCACCCATCACTCCATGATGAGCCGCCTTCTCCTTTCACTCCTCCTTCTTTCCACCTTCGCCGCCGCCCAAACCGTCGGCCAATACGAAATCCGCAAACGCGGTGCCTCCGGCTTCACCAGCTACGGCGTCACCCTGAGCAACGGCCAAGTCATCGGCCAAACCGCCGGCATCCCCGCCGCCATCACGCCCTTCGGCGGGGCGTTCTCTGATCTGAGCGGCAAACCAACCACCCTCAGCGGCTACGGCATCACGGACGGCCTCACCACCACCAGCAACCTCTCCGACCTCGCCAACGCAGCGACGGCCCGCACCAATCTCGGACTCGGTGCCGCCGCGACTTTGGCGACCAGCGCAGGCAGCAATGGCACGACCGATGGCGGCAAGGTGATGATCTTTGGCAGCTTTGGCGAGGCCGACATCTCGCGTGCTCTCACCATCCACCGCATCAACAGCGGCGGGTGGCTGCCCGGCGTGTTGCAGCTCGAATCCGCCGACAACGTGCAGGCTGTCCTCTCGCCGAGCGATGGTATGGGCTCCTTTCAAACCTTCACGCTGCCGACTGTCGGCGGCACGCTCATCGGCACCGGCAACCTCACCGCCATCACCACAGTCGGCACGATCACCAGCGGCACCTGGCAGGGCTCCATCATCGCTCCTGCCTACCTTGGCACCGGGACCAGTGTCAGCACCAAATACCTGCGCGGGGACGGCACCTGGCAGACCGTCAGCGGCGGCGTCGCGGATGGCGATTACGGCGACATCACCGTCAGCGGCACGGGTGCCACCTGGACGATTGACAATGGCGCGGTGAGCAACACCAAACTCGCAAACAGCAGCATCACGATCAATGGCTCTGCGATCAGTCTTGGCGGCAGTGTGACGACGGCGACACTGGGGGCGAACACCTACACCACGCTGCAAACCATCACGCAGGCAAATGCCAACACCGGCATTATCGCATCGGCGGGCTACTCGCTCACCGGCTCGAATGAGACTAGCATGCTTGACCTCGTTGGCACCCTGAACACGACAGGCTCGCCAGCGGTCATCAAACTCAATGTCACGAACACTGCAAGCGGAGCCAGCACACGGCTTCTTTTGCTGCAGGTCGGCAGCGTTGACCGCTTTCACATAACTCCTGCTGGAGTTGTCACCATTCGACATTCAAGTTCTGCTAATGACATTTTAACGATAGGCGGCACTGCGTCGGCAATTCTGCAATACAGCTCGAACCTGTTGGGGCAGCATTATTCCTTGATCGGTGATTCAACCGGCAGCGGCGGCCCGGCGCATTTTAAACTGGGTGCGCAAGGCATCATTACCTTTCAAAGCACAAACCGCTCTGACACCGGAACTCAAGATCTCATTGTCGGCCGTGATGCCGCTGCAACCTTGCAAGTCGGACAAGACACCAACGCCGACGCCACCGACCAAACATTCAAAGCCGCCGACGGCATTACCGGCACGGATCGCAGCGGTGCCGACCTCACCCTCGCCAGCGGACGCGGCACCGGCGCGGGCGCGGCCTCCGCGCTCATTTTTTCAACACCGGCCGCACTCTCCACCGGCACAACCGCGCAATCCCTCACCGAGCGAGCCCGCATCACCTCCGCAGGCTTGACGATCGGCAGCAGCGGTGGCAGCGCCATTTCTCGCGTCATCACCGCCACCGCCACGCTCGACTTTGGCAGCATCGCCGCGCAATCCAGTGCCGATCTCACCATCACCGTCACCGGCGCGGCTGCTGGCGAAGCCGTCATGATGGGACTTCCTGCCACCGCCTCTGCCGGCGTCGTCTTCAACGCCATCGTCACCAGCGCCAACACGGTCACCATCCGCGCCACCAACACCACCGCCGCCCCGATCGACCCCGCCTCCGCCACCTACCGCGCCACCGTGATCCAACACTAACACTTCACTCATCACCCTTAACGCTTGCTCATAACATGAAGTCCCTCCTTTCCTTATTCCTCATTCTCATTTCGACATTCGCCGCCACCGCGGCGGACACCGTCACCATCACCAGCGCCACCAGCGTCCTCGTGAACGGCGTGGACTACGGCAAGCCCGCCGACGCCATCGCCAACAACAAGCAGCTCGCCCCTGCCATTCAGCTCGCCCTCGAAAAATGGGCCGCCGATCTCACTGCCGACAAAGCCACCGCTGAGGCTGAACGCAACGCGCTCAAGGCCCGCATCTCCACCGTCCTGAACACCATGCTCACCGAGGAACTCAAAACCGGCGACGGCCCCAAGGCCGAACTCCTCCGCAAACTCATCGCCGAATCCCAAAAATCCGACGCCGAACTCAAACGCGAAGCCCTCGCCGCCGAAATCGCCGCCAAACAAGCCGAACTCCAAAAGCTCACCCCCTAACTCATCACTCCTAACCCTTAGCCCCTAACCCCTAACCCATCACCGCCCACCATGCTCCACTCTCACGACATGCCCGTTCAGCTCGCGCTCTGCATCGCCGGGGCATTCGTGAGCGCCGTCGGCACCTGCGCCACCGCCATCATCGGGGCCATCCATCACCTCGCCGTCATCGAGCCCGACGAGCTCGCCATTCAGCCGCTCCACGTCGTCCTCATCGGCTTCATCATCGCGCTAGCCACCTTCATCGTCCTGATCCTCCGTGCCGTATGGGGCCGCGGCATCGACACCGTGAACCGTTTCAGCGACGCGCAAGAACGCCTCACCGCGAAGATGGAAGAACTCTGCCAGCTCCAAACTAGACGCGTCGAAAAGCTCGAAGAGATCAGCCTTTCCGCACTCCGCGACGCCACGCAGGGGAAATGACCCCGCAAGCGGCGATTGACTCGTCGCGCAAGGCATGAGCCGCGAAGCCTGCTTCCTCTCCGAATTCCGCGTCGCCGACATCAGCGAAGGACGCGAGATCAACAAGCTGGAACTCCTGGAGCCGTTCCAGGTTTACTCGGCTCATCTCGACAGCATCATCACCGTGCCGAGCGGTTTCAAATTCGACGGCGAAAGCATCCCGCTCGCCCTGCAATGGCTCGTCCCGCCCTTCGGTCAAAGCAAGCGCGGGGCCTGCGTCCATGATTACCTCTACCGCAACCACGGCTTCCACACCATGACCGGCGTCCGCATCCCCGTCTCCCGCGCCGATGCCGACGCCGTCTATCACGAGCTCATCGTCGCCAAAGGCCTCCCCAAATGGCGCGCCACCGTGCGCTACTACACCCTCCGCGCCGTCGGCTTCATCGCCTGGAACAACTCGCCCGCCAAAAAACAAGGCTACGCATGAAACGCATTTATTCCTCATTTCTCATCATCGTTTCGTCATTCCTGGCCTCCTGCTCCAACGACATCGCCGGTATCTCCCTCAACGACCGCCTCACCCTCTACGCCACCGCCGCGACCCTCACCGGCCGCCCCGAACTCGCCGCTGCCGCCCAAGCCCTCCGCCGCCCCGTCACCAGCGCCAAACAACCCCAACGCATCCTCCCCTAACCCCTAACTCCTACACCTTAACTCATAACCCCTAACCCCTAACCTTCCCCCTGCCCCCATGAACACTAAAGACATCCGCGCCCTCCAAGAACGCATCGGCGCCGAGCCCGACGGCTTTTGGGGCCCCGCCAGCATCGCCGCCTGCCAACAATACCTGCGCAGCTTCATGCCAACGAAAAACCCGTGGCCGAAATCCGATCAAGCCAGCCTGACGAAATTCTTTGGCGCTGCGGGTGACGAATCCAAACTCGTTCCCATTGACGTCGCCGACCTCGGCCTCAAATACGACGGCAAACCCGTCCGCATCATCCGCTGCCACGGCAAAGTCGGCGCAAGCCTCCGCCGCGTGATGGAACAGATCGCGGTGGGCCCCGCCCGGTCCGTCCTCGCTCAATACGCTGGATGCTACAACAATCGTCCCATGCGCGGCGGCAGACTCCCCAGCCTCCACGCCCGCGGTGCCGCCGTTGATCTCGACCCCGACACCAACGGCAATCACATCGCCTGGCCCGTCGCCGCCACCATGCCGATCGAGGTCATAGAAGCCTTCAGCCGCGAAGGCTGGCTCTCCGCCGGTGCCTTTTGGGGCCGCGATAGCATGCATTTCCAAGCCACTCAGTGACCCGCCACGCCGTCACTCAAAAGCCACCTCTGCGCCGAGGCCCTTGAAAAACAAGACATCAACTAATCTTCGATTCTCGTAGGGGTCGCCACTCTCACTAGAGAGTGGAGAGGGCAGAAGAGGGCTAGAAAGGACTCGAAAGGACGCGAAAAGACGGTCTAGACGTCACCAGCGTTACGAGTTTTCAATTGACGCCAGTTTTTTATCTGGTCTGTTTTGCGCATGAAGAATTCGCATGGGGTGACGATGCGCCGCCGTCGTAATCGGTCAGGTTCTATTTCTTGGCAGGTTGATTTTGGAATTGTGAATGGAAAAAGGATTTTAAAATCCTTCCGAACAAAGGAGGAGGCGCAAAAAGCCAACATGGTCGGGTATGTTCGACGCAACGCTTCGATCGAGGAAATTGACCGCGAAAAAGAGCGCCTGCGTGAGCTCGTGGCTGAGCAAAGCAAAAAACTAGGCGAGCTTCAGTGTGAAATTGTGCGTCTGCGTGCTTATCGAGCAGGTGCTGTTTGCCCCAGTGAGTTGCGTGACCATCCGCATGTTTTTGAACTGCCACACGCAACGTCAGGAGTGTATTTTCTCTGCGATGAAGTCAGCAGGATTCTCTACGTGGGAATGTCGCAGGATATTCCAGCCAGGGTGGCTCGGCATCGGCAGCGCGGTGTGATTCCGTTCTCCGTCGTTTTTGTCATTCCGTATGCTCCACAGGAATGCTTTGAGATGGAGTCTTGGTGGATTAAAAAACTGCAACCGCCTCACAATGGCGAAGCGCCAATTCAATTTCAAACGGGGCATTGCAAACCATGATCATTCGTGAGCGAAAATATCCGTCGGGAACTAAAAAGTGGGCGTTGGATTATGGGCTGGTGGAAGGCCGGAGGCGGCAGGTGGTTTTTGATACGGAGCAGGAAGCTCAGGCGGCTCTGGCCAGTGCGAATGGAACCAAACGACGGCTGGGGGCCTTGGGCCTCACGGCGTCGCCGTTGGAGATGGCGGAGTTTTTGGCGGTGAGGGAGAGGTTGCGGAGCTGTGGGGCTTCGATCCTGGAGGCGGTGGAATTTTTCATGGAGCATGGTTTGAAGGTGCGGCATCCAAAGTTGATGCCGGCGCTGGTGGAAGATTTTATCTGGAGTCGCATCGAGCTGGGGCGGGATGTGCGGACGATTCAAACCTACCGGCATGTGCTGCGGGCTTTGGCTCGGGCGTTTCCGCTTCGCCATGCGCATGAGATGACGCGGGAGGATCTGAAGGCGTGGCGGCGGTCGCAGGGATGGAGTCCGGCGACGCAGAATAAGGCGATGGGGCATGTGCGAGGCTTGTTCAAGTGGGCGATCGCGGAGAAGCATGCGGGACTCGATCCGTGTGAAGGGCTGGAGGAGGTGACGGTTTCGCCGGCGGAGGTGGAGGTGCTTTCGCTGCGGTCCTGTGAGGCCTTGCTGATGACGGGGCTTAAAGTGCCGCGGTTTATGCCGTTCTTGGTTCTTGGTTTGTTTCGGGGAATGCGGCGCTCGGAGCTGGAGCGGTTGCGGTGGGAGGAGATCAATCTGGAGAGTGGATCGGTGATCGCGAGCGCGGCGAAGGTGAAGACGCGGAGGCGTCGCGTGATGGAGCTCACGCCGCAGATGCGCGCGTGGATCTCGGCGGCGGGATGGACGGAAGATAAAATGCAGACGGGGCCGGTGGCTCCATCGAATCTGAAGGTGCTCTGGCCGAAGTTTTGGAAACAAGCGGGGCTTTCACGCTGGCCGCACAACGGGCTGCGGCATACGTTCGCCTCGATGCACTACGCGATGCATCAAGATGAGGCGGCCTTGCAGGCGATCTTGGGGCAGCGGTCGGCGGATGTGCTGCATACGAATTACCGCGCGTTGAAGACGAGGAGCGAGGCTGAGAGGTTTTTTGCGCTGATGCCGGCGGGGGGGTGAGTTAGGGGTTAAGGGTTAGGGGTTAGGGGTTAAGGGTTATGAAGTGATAGTGTTGACGGTGGCTTGTTCTTGGTTCTTGGTTGGGGGTATGAATGCGAATGAAGCTCCTGATGTTGGTGAAGCGGTGCGAGTGTTTACTGGCGGTGCTGCTGATTGCCGTGGCAACACTGGTGATGCCGCTCGTTGTGGTGATGATGAATGACAAGATGTGGCGCATGGTGCTGCTGATGGAGCGTCAGCTTGAGGAGCTGCGCCGACTGCGCAGGGAATAGGACATGAAAAAGGCCGCTCAATGAGCGGCCTTTTTTGTTGAGGGTGCGTTTGCGTTTTAATCTTCTCCGCTCCGACGGGGGCGTTTGTAGCGTGGTTCGGTGATGGGCGGGCTGTGGCTGGTCTCGGCAATGGTGTCGTGTAGCAAGGTGGCGACCACGGATGGAGGTGGCAAGGTGACGACATTGGACGCGTGCTCGGCTGCTAAAAACTCCGGCTTGGAGGCCGGATTTTGCGTCACGATGTAGAGTGGCAATGTGAGTGTGCCATGCTCGTCGAATGTGTTCAAAGCGGCCTTCAGGGCTGCTCGGGCGAGGCTGACTGCCTCGATCTGGGTGGTAGCCTCGAAATGGGCTAAGCGTTGGGCGTCTGTCTCGTCGAGACGGATGCCGAGGGTGCGGGCGTTTTTGGTGCTCATGCCTCAGTTTACATCAAAAAGTTAACAAAGTCAGCAAAATGCGCTTGCGCGGTGGGTTAACCGTGTTAACAATGTTAACGCATGAGCAAAGCAACTCGTAAAAACAAAGCCACACGCACGACGGTCTCGCTGCCGGCGGCGCTGAACAATGAAGCGGAAACTCTCGTCGCTGAGACGGGCATCTCGATCAGCGATCTGCTGCGGCAGGGTATGATCCGTCTGCTGCTGGAGCGGCGGGAGATCGGAGCGGTGCGCCTGCTGCAACTGCCAAGCCGTGCGTGATTTTCCCTCCCGGCGGGCAGCCGGGGTCGAGGCACCAGGCGCGGACACAGCGACCGGATGACACGCGGGACGAGAACCCGCGAGGCGGGCGAGCACCAGACGCAGCTACCACCCGCCGGGGAAGCGACGGGACTTTTTCAGGTAGGGAGACAACCAGACAACCAACAGGAGACACAGTATGATGACGGATTACTTGCATGATCTTTACTCGGCGGAAGCCGGGTTCAACCACGTGGCACCGCCGGGGACGCCGGTGCTGCTGCTGCCGACGGAGGGCACGACGGAGGGCACGATCCGCACGCGGACGGCGGGCGCGGCGTTTATTGAAGGGCGCTCGGTGATGGTGCTGACGGAGGCCTCGGCGCTGCCGGTGAATATCAATCGGGTCAAGGTGGAAGGAGGTCGCGCATGAAGGCGAGAGAGTCGTTTTTTTCACAGCCGATGACGAGGTATCGGCGGACGCAGCGCTTTGGGGATTATTTGATGCTGCTGTGTGTTTGGCTGGGGGCGTGCTGGCTGGGGTGGGTGGTCATTACGGCGATCCTGGCGAAGCGCGTGATGGAGGTGGAGGCAGCGGACAGGAGTGTCCGCGCTCCCTTCTTGGTTGAGAAAGGAGGCAGGCCATGAGTGTTAAGCGTGGTGATGGGTTAGGGGTTAGGGGTGATGGGCTGACGGTGCTGCCGGTGGGCGCGTTGAGCGGTCGGCATCATGAACTGCCGATAGCGAATGCTGAGCGCATGACGGGCGCGCAGGCGGGGGAGATGATGACGATCAACGACAGCGAGTGGATTCTGGCGGCGGCGATGCTGGACTCGCTGACGGATGATCTGGCGATCACGCACGCGGCGAAGTGGTGGGTGTTGAATCCGGAGGAGATGCAGGGGAAGTGCGGTGAGGCGGATCTCCTGCTCAAGGAGCTGCACAGC